AAATAATGTATTAAATTGGCTTTTAAAAGTCCCCTCGTAGTGTTTAAACGCTGTCATGTTTTATAACTAAAATGAAAATATTGACGTATTTACTCCAAAAGTATTTCTCATTTTGCTCGTATCGCCGTACTCGTTTTCCAATTGGTTGTTTACTGCTGCTACTAAATCGGTTCCACTTACAACAAATTGGCCGTTAACGTTTACGTCTTTTGCACCGTTTAACGCGCTGTTAGGTAACACCATTCCGCCGGTCGTTGGTTGGAATATTTCCGGTCCGGCTTCCCCTACTAATGCCGGTTGTCCCGCGGATAATACGCCCCCGTTTTCCATTGCCGGAATTGGTGCCGCTGCAATTGCTGCAATTTGTGCGGCTCCTAATGCACCAACTAAAACCGCCATTGCCGGGTTTGCTATAACCTTTGTAACGTTGGCGGCTGTTTGAATTACGGCTTGAAACATTGCCATTGCTTTATCTGCAATTGCTTTTTTCTTATCTATTGCGGCCTGCTTTTTAGCGACTTTTTCGTTTAATTTTAATAAGGCTTTTTGTTTATCCTCTTCATTCATTTTAGATTTTTCGATTTTTTCGGCCTCGCTGTTGTAATAATTGTCTAATTTAATTTGCTGTCCGTCTAATGCTTGACCTACTAATTCGGCTGCCTGGCCAATTGCCGTGCCCCACTTTTCCGCAAATTCGCCAATTTTCCCGGTTATGCCGTCCATTGCATTAAATACGGTTTCCTCAAAGGATAAAACGCGTTCCGTTGGAAATTCTATATCCGGCCTAATAATCATTCCACCGCCGGTTTCCGTTGGTTGGTTGCTTAATTTAATTGCGGTTTCTTGTTCTCTCTTTTTTGGGGTTCCGGTTGGACCGCCTACGCCTAAACCTGCGCCAATGCCGCCCATTGCGTCGGCTGCTTTGGCTGCGCTGTTTTTAATGCTTGTAAAAAAGTTTTTAAATTTTGTTTCTGCTTTTGGGACGTCAACCTTAAACTCCTCTAATTTTTCGGCTATACTTTCGAACGGGTTTTTAATGCCCTCTTTTCCGAACGCTTTCATTACTTTATTATAACCGTCAATTAACCAGGAAAAAATATTGTTTTTTAGAAAAAACTGTAATATTGAAATTAAGGCATTTCGTACAATTGCAAAAACTTTATTTGCTTGCTCGCTTATTGCTGTCCAATTATCAGCGGCGTACATTATCGCCGCAACTAATGCAGCTAAACCGGCAATAATTAAAACTATTGGCCAACTTAACGCGCCAATTACTCCGGCTAAAAATCCGAATAAACTAATCGCCGGTCCTATTAATGCAATAACCCCCGCGATTGAAATTATTATTACTTTTGTTCCTTTGTCTAAACCTCCCCACGCGTCAACTAAACCCTTTATAAAACTAACTAATTTATTTAATAACGGAATTAACATACCTCCGACGTCCTCCATTAAATCGCCGAAACTGTTTTGTAGCTGTTTTAAGCCCCCCGCGCCGGCGTCGGCTGCTGCTTTACTCTGTCCCTCAAATTGACCGCTTAAACCGGCTATTGCGCTGTCTAAACGCTCGGAACTTCCAACGGCTCCCTCAATTTGGATTCCGTAACGGCTCATAGCGTTGGTTGAACTTCCCACGGATTTGGCCACAAGGTCCGCCGCTGCGCTTAAATCCATTCCTTTAGCTGTTGCCATATCCTGGACTAAAGGCGTTAATTTTTTAATTGCTTCCGCCTCCAATCCCATTGCGGCCAACATAGACTGCGCCGCCATTGTTTCCTCGTCGCCGAATAAAGTAACTTTTTGTAGGGCTTCGGCCTGGGTTTTTAATTCCGCAAATGCTTTTTTATTACCGTCTAAAGCGGTTAATAATTTGGCTTCGGCTTTGGCTTGTGTGTCGAACGCTTTAATTGACGCGGCGGCAAATGCTGCCATGGGCAAAGTTAATCCGATCGTCATTGATTTACCGACCTTTTTTAATGCTTTCCCGGTCTTTTTAAATCCCTTTTGGACCTTGCTCATTTTAGATTGAAAATCCGAAATGTTGGCGGTCAATTTTATACCTACTTTTTTACTTGCCATTTTTTGCCTGTCTTGCCTTGTTACGTTCTAAAACATATTTTGCGCGCTCTTTATTTATTTTCTCCGGCTTGGGTTTTGGATCCCAATTAAATTGCCAAAGTTTTTGAGGCGTAACGTTTGCGTCCTTTTTTACGTGCGGTTGTATTAACGTTGTCGCCAACATTCGCGTTTGTTCCCAACTATCGCGGCTATGTTGCCGGTCGCGATCGGCTAAACCCTGGACCGCGTTGTTAAACTCTCTAAACGTTAATTCGTCCAATTGGTCGGGCATATAGCCCAACCAACCAAACGCTAATTTTTCGACGTCGTCATAAGTATTAAATCCGCCTGTATTATTGGCGGCTTTATTTACTTTTTTTTTGTACGTCCTTTTTTAGCTTTTGAATTATCGCCGAAACTTTCCGCAAAAACGTTTAAAACGTTCGTCATTGCTTCGCTATCCTCGTCTAATAAATCGGCTACTTCGTCCAAACTTAAATTAAACTCGGTTTTTGTAACGCGTGCGCCGTCTGCTAATCCTGCATAAACTAAAGCAATTGCTTGCGTTAACGTCATTGATGACGAAAGTTTATCTAATTCCTGTAACGTCGTTCCGGTTAAGTCTGAAAATTTGCGTAATGCTGCAAACCCATATTTAACCGGGTAATCCTTGCCGTCAATAAATACCGGTTTCGCTTTCATATTATACCGCTAATGTTAATTCGCCGTTTCCACTTAGTGAAACGCTGAACGTTGCTTGATCCTCTACTCCACCGGATAAACTAAAACTTGTAATTATAGCTTTTCCGCTGTAAAATTTGTCCGCTGCGTCGCCGTTTCTTAATGTAAATTCAATAAATACTTCCGCCGTGTTTGTTGCGTCGTTTAAAAATGCCGCGTAAATGCTTTCCGCTGTGTCCATACTTGCGTATGGTGCCGCCGGTGTACCTATAAAATAAAGGGCTTCCGCCGACAACGTCCAGGATCTCATTCCAGGAATAACGCTTTTCCACGCTCCCGAATTTTTATTACTTTGGTCGATTTCGTCGCGGCTTACTTCTAAACTGCAACTGGTACCGTATGCAATTTCCGTTTCTCCTGTTGCCGCTGTTCCGAATTTAACAATTAAATCGGATCCGTTTATTAATGCTGCTGTTGCCGCCATTTTATTTCTTTTTTTGTTTGTTTATACTCGGTTTTTTGCCTTGTTCTAATACTGCGGAACCGTTGGCAATGTACGGTTCTACGTCTTTATAATCTTTCCGGCGCATTATCATGTTGTTATAATAAATAACGTCCTTTTCTTTTAACTCTTTAATAAATCTAATAACGTAAATCATGCCTTTTTTTTTAATTATAAACTCGTAAATCCACAAAAACCGTCCAAACGTAACGCCTGGATTTGGTGTTAAAATCCTGTTTAACGTTGTCAATGTTAATTCCTTGAATTGTTACGCCGTTATAACTATCGGGCGTTCTTGTTGTTGTTAATTCCTCAACTAAAACCCGGGCCAATTCTGCGCCGGTTCCGTAATCTTTCGCGAAAACATCTAAACGCGTACTGACTAAATTAACCGGAACTAATGAGTTATAATCTCGTTTTATGTTAATGTTGTCTATACTGTCAATTTCATAAGTAATTCCTAAAACCGGATCCGCTTCGCTTCTCATAGGTGCGGGTTGTATTAAACTACTATCGTTATTTAATAACGTTGGAACGTTTAAATTTGTGTTCCTTGATATTATATCGAACAACGCTTTCCCAATTAATAACCCGTTATAAGCCATTTATTTAATTTTTTTATTAATCAAATTAATAACTTCTTTTTCAATGTCGCCCATTGTTTTGGTTTTTGTTGCGCTGTAAACCTTATCAAACGTTTTACGCCCCTCAAAACTAACGTCGTTGCCCTGGCTTCCAAACTCCAACAATGTCGGAAATTTAAAAATACTATGCTTAGAACCTATAATTATTGCCGGGTTTTTATCCTTGCTTTTTATTAACTTAATAGAACGTTTAAAACTACCGGTTTTATTCATCCCGTCGCTTGAAATTTGATTTTTTACGGCCCCGACTATTGGACGCGCAATTTTTTTTAACGACCTGGTTAATATCGTTTTTAATTTTTTGTCGCTTAATCCGGTTAACATTTTGTCAACGGCTTTGTCGCCTGTTATTTTGGTAAATACATTCATTATTCAAATGATTTTCCGACTACTTCAACATAGCATCTATTGCCGGAACCCCTAAAACGTACGCTATTAATTCTAAATATTTCGTTATCGTAGGTAATCGTTCCGTTTTCTTTTATTTGTTTCCAAAATGCCTCGTACCTAAAAATAAATTTAAGTTGTTTTTGAAATTGCTCAACGCTATTCTCTTCGCCGTTGTCCGCGCTTTTGTGTATTATATCGCAAAAACGACTATAAGTCGATCCGGTTATATTGTTGACGTCGCCAAAATCTGAGCCTTGCGTGTTGCTTGGCTTTAAAATCACTACTTTATATCTTAACGATCCTGGATCCACTATATAAACTGTTTGTAGTTATTAACTAATTTTTGGTAACCTATCGGTGTAACGTATGTTTGCAAATGTTTTACCGGGCTTCTATGGTCGTACCAATGTTGAATCAACATATACATCGCAATCAATAACGGTTTTGTGCTGTCTGCGCCGTCCGGCTCCGATTTGTATACTATGCGTACGCCATTTATTACCGTGGCCAATGCGGGCCTGTTTATCATTTCAATTCTGCCGTCTAAAGGATTTGAAACGCCTAAAACGTAATCGGTGTCCGCGGTCATTGTAATGGCGGTTGATATTGTTTGCCTATAACTTACGCTAACCTCGCTTAATTTTCCAGGATACGACAATTGAATTATTCCGTTTTGCCAATTATCAAATTGTTCCTCTATTGTTTCCTTAACGACGACTTGGTTTGTATCCTTTGTAACCGTTATCCTGGCAATTGGAATTAAGTTTGTAATATATGCGTCGTCGTCTGTAAAACTGCTGTCAATTCTTAAATATTGCTTTGCCTCGGCCAATGTTATTGGTTCCGTTCCGCTGTATGCTAATATATTCGGGTGTCTTGGCATTGCTTTTTATTTTAAATAAACAAGGCGGCGTTAAAACCGCCCTGTATTATTAATTTAACTGTTACGCTTCTATTGTTTTTCTGAATACTGAACCGCCGTTGTCCGCTTTTCCGTCCATTAAAGTGGTTACGATTATTCTGCCAATTCCCCTCCCGCCGAGCGTAAAAGGATCATAAACGATGTCCATGCCGCCAAATTGTCCAATATGTAAATGGTCAAATGCTCCAAATAATGCCGCGTCTTTTGTAGCTCCACCGCCGGCGTTTAAGTTGGTTGTAACGAAATATTTATGTCCGTTTAACGTTCTGTTAATTGGATCGAAAAACCCATTTACAAAGTTAGAACCGGCCGCCGTACGTGCTGCACCAAATCCGTTTCCGTTAAAAATATAAGCCGTTCGCGCTGTCGCTTGGTTAATATTTTGTCCTAATAACTTTGCTTCCATTGTTGCAAGTGTTGCAATTGATACCGCCCCGACTCCGTCCGATGCTGCGTCGGATAAAATACTATCCGGTCCGTTTGTCGTTGTTGCCGCGTTTTGCAATAATGCTTTTTCAAATGCCGCCATAATAGATGCCGCCATATTAGCTTGTAACGCTCCCTCAACGGCTGCGTTTTGCTGCATTAATTCCGCGCTCATTTGCACCAATGAAATTATTTTTTTAGGGCTTAACGTTAACTCGTCAATCGATCCGCTTTCTGCAACAACTCCGGTTCCCGATGCACCTGTATAACCAATTTCACGTACGAAAGAACTCGCAATGTCTCCAATAATTGGGAATTT